ATAACTTCAGGAGTTACAGTTACTAGTTTTGTTGGAGATCAATTAACATTAAATGTCACTGGTTTACCAGCAGGTGCGGGTACAGTATTATTTGAACCAAACGATTTGATACAGATTGGTGGCTTAGATGAACATCCTTACCCATTCACAAGCACAACACAAGTATTGCGTGGCAGTTCTGGTTCAGTTGTTGTTACAACATCTAGACCAAATATCATATCTGCCTCAGTAGTTGGTGAAGGTATCATCGTTGGTAATAACTGTCAGTTCAATATGTTCTGCCCAAATATGCCAACATATAAATTAACAGTTGGTGGTTATATTGGTAATGGTACAACAACAACTAACAATGCATTGCTAGAGTTTAGCGATAGCTTTGAGCTATATGAGTTCGTTGGTACCGCGTGAAATATTCAAGTGTAAGAGATGCATAATAAATATCTTAAAGGAATTTGTATGCCAATTAAAAAAAGATTAGATTATAAAGAACGACACAAATATGCATGTCATAAAAGTAAAGCAAAAGCAAGAGGAATAGAATTTAATCTCACATATGAAGAATGGTGGGAAATTTGGCAAAAGTCAGGAAAATGGGAAAAACGAGGAGCAGGTATGAATCAATATGTAATGAGTAGGTATAATGATAGTGGTGCATATGAATATAAAAATGTATTCATTCAGCCTGCCTCAGCAAATAAAAGAGAAGGTAATCTTGGAAGAAAGATTCCAAGAACATCTGAACATCAAAAGAATCTTACTGAATCATTGAGAAAAGCCAACCTTATTGCATGGAATAAAGGTAAAAGTAATCCAATCGCCGCTATTAATGGTCAAAAAGGTGCTACAAAACAATCACAAACAGTGACTGGAAGAAAAAGAAAATATAATAAAGATGGATCATGGTCATGGTCTTATCCTGAGAAGGTAGAGGCATAATATGGAAGTAATACCAGACGTAGCAGGTAATAAAGCGTTAGTTGTAAACGCTGAATTTGTCAAACTTACAATCTTTAATGACGTTGCTAACACAGCAAATACAACTGTGTATACTTTTAGTAGCGCATACAATGACCAATCGATTGATGGTCAAAACTATACGCCATTAGGTGGACTATTAGCTGTTGGTGTACAACAACGTGACATTCGTGTTACATCAGCAGACACATCAATTACATTAAGTTCCATTAATGGCGATAACATCTTTGCAGTGCTTGGTACAAAGATACGAGGTAGTGAATTACTAATTCTTCGTGGCTTTTATGATGATAATTATAATTTAGTAAATGCTTACCAAAGATTCAGTGGTATTGTTACAAGCTATAACATCAGTGAAGATTTGCAAGATTCAACTAATGATGACACATTTAGCGTAACAATTAACGCAAGTAGTTTTAAAAGTGTGTTAGCAAATCGTGTTGCCGGTCGCAAAACAAATAGTCAAAGTTGGAAAGAATTCTATCCAAACGATACGTCAATGGATCAAGTTTATAGTATTGCTGGAAGAACATTTGACTTTGGTAATAATCCATCTAGCAGTACTACAAATAGTAGTGCGGCAGCAACTGCGGCAAGTTCATTAATACAAAACAATATGGGCAACAGATGATTAGAATAGCAAACAAATTTGACATACCACAAATTGCTGAAATGCTCAGAAATTATCAGGGTAGTGGCATTGTTAAAAGTATTCCAGTTGAGAGTGAAGAAACCGCACTTAAAATTCTTACCTATATCATCATTGGTGGTGGATTAGGTTTAGTCAGTGAAAAACAAAATAAATTAAATGGTATGTTATTAGCAATTAAAACGCCCTACTTATGGGACAACAACAAAGCAATTATGAGTGAAGTTGCATACTGGGTAGAACCAGAACATCGCAACTCAACAGCAGGATATCGCTTGCTTAACGAATATGTTACGCACTGTGAGAAAATGAAAGACAACGGTAAGATTGATAGTTATACAATCAGTCAAATGGAGGGACAGAATTTGAATTATTCACGATTCGGATTCAGACCAATAGAACACACTTGGAGCGTATAAGATGCCAATTTTTACAGCAGCCGCAGCCTACATTAGCACGGCAATAGCACAAATTTCATTTAGTACTGTTGCTAGTTTTGCCGCACGTACATTATTAACAATTGGTATCAGTAAATTAGTTGCTGATAGAAATGAATCTACAGCACCAACAGGTTCACAAGACAATAATGGTCGTATACAATTAGATCCATCAACTGCAAATAAACTACCAATGGTATATGGTAGTGCATTCGTTGAGGGTGCAATTACTGATGCTAAGATATCAACAGACCAACAAACAATGTGGTATGTTATCACATTAAGTGAAGCAGGAGATATCTCGGCAGCAATACAATGGGAATTTAAATCAATATATTGGAACAACAATGAATTAACATTTGACAATGTTGATAATACAAAAGTAATTAGTTGGAGTAATAATGCTGATCCAGTACAAACAAGTACAAAGATCAATGGTAAGATGAACATTTATTGGTACAATGGTAACAGTAATAGCCCAGTTAACACAGCACAAACTGCTATTCAAGTATTGCAAGATAGTGATATCCCTGTAGATCAAAGATGGACAAGCACTGATACTATGGAAGATACAATCTTTATAATTGTTAAAATGAAGTTTGACCGTGATGCCGGAACAACAAACGTAGGTAATTTTAAAGTTCAATTAAGTAATGATTATATTCAGCCTGGTACAGCAATTTTTAATTACATGACAGATACAGTATATGGTTGTGCTATTCCAGCGGCAAATGTCGATACAGCATCATTAATAGCATTGAATAATTATAGTGATGAATACATTGACTTTACCAGTAGTGCAGTTATTACATTTGCGGCACAGGATAACCCATGTATTATTGAAACAAATGTGCCACATGGATTAACAAATGAATCAAAAGTAACAATTAGTGGTGTAGTTGGAATGACTAACTTAAATGGTAATACTTACTATGTTCAAACGTTTGCTGGATTTCCAACATTGTTTGCACTTTATAATGATTACGCAAAAACTAGTCCAGTGAATTCAACAGGGTATCCTGCTTACGTTAGTGGCGGAACATTTACTGGTGAACAACCAAGATATCGTATAAATGGTCCTGTTGCAACAGGTTCAAATTGTTTAGATAATTTACAACAATTAGTTGATGCATGTGATAGTTGGTTACAATACAGCGAATTAAATGGTCAATGGCGTGTTGTTATCAATAAGCCATATACTGGTGCAGAAACATCATTGTTTTTAATTGATGACAGTAACCTAGTATCGGGTATTGAAGTAAACCCAATTGACTTAAATCAAACATACAATAGTCTTGAAGTTCAATATCCTAACTTTAACATTAGAGATCAATATGATTTCCCAATCATTAATTTAGTAGATTACTATCCAAATCTATTGAGTCCAAATGAAGCACAAAACAGATTGACTATTAATCTTCCATTAGTTAACAACAGTATTCAAAGTACATACATTGGTATTCGTAGATTGTTACAAAGTCGTGAAGATTTAGTTGTTACATTTAGTTTAGATTACTCTGGTATACAAATTGAAGCTGGTGATGTAGTTCGTATTAAGTTTGCACCATATGGTTGGGATGATCCTATCGACTTCCCAAATGGTAAATTGTTTAGAGTATCGCAAGTACAAGAAACAAAAACTGACGAGGGCTTCTTAGGTGTTCGCATAAGTGCGTTTGAGTATAATGGTACTGTTTATTATGATGATCCATTAGCAAACTATGTGCCTGCTGACAATACAGGACTAACTAATCCAAACATTATCAGTGCTCCTGGCACACCAACGATTGCTGATTTAAATATTAGCGATAATACAATTGCTGGTTTTACAGTATCAACTACAGTTCCAGCAACAGGTGTTGTGTTATATATGGACTTTAATTATGGTACAAGTTCTGATGTTACAACACATAGATTGTATAGAACTACAAGTAAAGGTAATGGAACTGCTTATACACCGGGCGACACTGTTACAGTAACAGTTAATGACTTACCAGCTGGTAATTACTATTGGTCTATTACAGCAAGAAACAACAGCGGTGGCTCAAGTAGCGCGGCAAGTGCATTAAAAGCATGGGCAGGACAAAATGTAACTACATATGCTGCCACTACAAAAACAGGTGTTTCAAGCGTTGGAGCAACAGTAACAGTACCCGATACCACAGGCATTCGTGTTGGTGATAGTGTTGTAGTTACTAGCGGTACAGGAGATGCTGGATCAAATAATACAGTTCTACAGATATTAGGATTAACTACATTATTATTGTCTGCGGTGCCATTAGTTAATCTTGCAAGTGCCGCAGTTAAATTCTTTGGTGGTGGTGTACCATCAGATCAAATAAAAGATGGTGCTGTTAATTTAAATAAATTAGCACCAAATACAGGTGGTAATTTATTTAAAGGAGGATATGAAATACAGCAGGATTCAGCTCCTTCTTTATTACCAGTACCTGCAGGTCCTGGAATTAGAAATG